TCACGCAACGGACTGTTTCCTGGACTCTAAAATCACCATGATTTCAGCGTCCAATTTCTTGAACAGTTGGGTTCGTTCTTCCACTGTCAAACCCTTCAATTTTTCTTTCAGGTAACGTTCAAATTCTTCTGTTTGCATTGTCACACCTTTGTCATATTTTTCAGGTTTGGGAGTTTATAGGCAAACCCAAAGCCAGAGAACCACTTGCCTGATAATTTTCAATTTGTCATTTTTCATGACATCACCAGTATAGTTTCCCGCCCACTTCGTTCAGACCATACCCCCTTTCAAGGTATGGGATGGAACTGCGGTGTTCCAGGTATGCTGATAAGTCATCACGTCTACATTCGGCACCAACAAGCCCGATTGGGTTGGGTGCGTAAAACTCCGGTTTATCCAAGCGTTCAGGGTGCACAGAAACCCCCACATAGCGTTCACACCCCAGGGATGCACACCCAACCACCAGGCACAAAAAAACCGGCACCAGGCCGGTTTGTATCGTTCGCATAACCATCAGTCTGTTATGAACCCCACAAGGTGCATGTTGATAATTCTAGACACCCCTGAAAAAACACTAACCACTGAATAATACAAATAAAATTGTTTATTCGTCGCGGGAATGATCACTTGTTGGTTGGTCACGTACTTGCCAGAATTGCTGCTTTGTTCCATCTGGTAATGAACGATCCTGTGCCTTTCGTTTGTGCTATTTGACCCGACTGTTGAATCATTTTCGTAAATCATCACCCGTGCACCATCCGCACTGGGTGAAACCGAAATATCAAAATTCACTATCAACGCCTTGGTGTTTTCGGGTAAATCGTTTAATGCACTCCAATAGTCATCAACGTCAGAAGCCCCACCAGGTCCGACCAAATACCACGCGTTTTCACCCATTGATTCCAGGTCAAACGCGAATAATGACGCGTCACTGACCAGGTATGTGTTACCAGCCCGGATGAACCCCGTAGGTGGTGGTTGTTTTGACACAACACCGTCCCCGGCCGAAGACATCAACAAACCCAGTGGTGGTTCTGTTCCGTCAATACTGTCTACCCTGGGACGGGCAAATTCAGCCCATGCACCAGCGGTGCCGGAGTTTCTATATCGAAACTGAGCGGACAGCGGTAATGTTGTTCCGGCACCATTCGCGGTTGGGTCAAATTTGTATTCAACGAATGATTGCACTTTCTGACCGGTCACGGGGTCATAAAGCCCCGCAATACCGGACGAAACGGTCCGGCTGGTGGTCGCTGCGTGAATCACCATCACCAGCAAAAACCATTTATTCGCTTCCGGTAACGTGTCGTCGTTCATGGCGTAAACATACGGATAACCTGGGTTGACACCACCGTCCAGGGTCAACAACACGGAACTACTTGACGACTGGACCAAGAAGTCACCAATATTGTCCGAACGTAACCAGCATGTTATTCGACACGTCTGATTTTCACTGACAATACAGGGGTTACTATTTGCCGGGTCAAGTTGAAACCCGCCCTGGTCACTGAAGTTTGCGGAACCGTCACCAACGTGTTCAACGCGCCACACGATTTCGTCTTCACCGTAGGGACCGTCTGTCACCACCCGGCTATTGCTGGCTGTGTTTGCTAGCCCGTTGGTGGAGTCTGACGGGTTGGTGCTGGTATCCCCTGCAATCCATCCGGATCGGTCAAGCAAGTTGTTATATAGCTGCAAACGTGGTGGCTGTCCGGTGATATTGTCTTCCCAGGTTGCCCCGTCTGTTGCATTGTCATCCGGTCTACCATCGCCGCCAACGTTGGACCAGTCATTGTTGGTATAGGGACCAAATTGCAATGAACTGATTTTCGCACCCACATCCCTAAATGAAGTGTTAAAGTGATATTTGCGCCCAGCGTCTTCAGGAAGGTTGGAACCGGCCTGAACCCCGTTTTGATAAAATCTGACATATAAACCGTCGTATGTGATTGTGAACACATCACCGACAGAATAAGCGCCTATGGTTCCGAGGTTTACGCCATCCTTCCGAATCTGCCAACTACCATCACCGCGAAGGTACACCGCGTAGTCAATGTCGTTGTATCCATTTGTGACTGTTGGATCAGAACTCAACCCAAGCATAAGATAGCGCGTCACTGTTTCCGCTTTGAATGAACAGAACGCCCCGTCCACAAATGATTCCGCTGTGTAAACTTCACCAGTCCAGGCGATATTGTCTGATATTTTTTCAACAATAGACCCGTTGACTTTCATGGTCGCATTTGAAATCAGCGCATAAGGGGTTGCGTTGTTGTTGTCCGCGTCGTCTATTTGCTGCTGCTGCTCGCCTCGGGTTGGTAAAAAGCGCAAGTTGTCCGGCGCGTTGGTCACACTGGCCGTTGCTGTGAAAGTGACTTCAGACCCCGCGTATAGCTGACCCTGGTTGTTATAATATTTGGACACCGGTTTGACCCGGATTTCTATGTCAAAATAATACCCGTCCACCCCTTCCGTTGCCGCGTAGTCCGTGGCGTTTTTATCAATGCTGTATTCATAAAACGGTGACACCGACTTTTCCACGCGCAACAACGTCCCACCGGATCGAATTTCAACCGCGTAATAATTGAAGTATATTTTTTCCCCGTTGGTGTGGTCCCACTGAAACACTGGACCAGGGCCAGAAAAGGAAGTGCCAGCGCCATCCAGTCCCAGGTCAACAATGGGGTCAAATGGATAAATGGTTACCAATTCCGCGTTTGTGCGTCCGTTGACGTCGGTCACCGTGATGAAATCTTTCGGACCCAACCCCGCTGTCAAACCCGCTGTGGAAACAGGGTCCACCCAAATCTCATAGGTTGACCCATCGCTGGGGACTTCCAACAAACCTTCCGCTGATACGCTACCTATCCCAAGCCAGATTTCACTACCCTGTTTGCGATACCTGACAATTGAATGTGAATAATAATCCACGTCGGGGGGTGTGATACTAATTTCAATTGTGGACCGGTCACCTTGCGGTGTTACCGGGGTGTTCCGGTATTCGGTCAGGGTGAATGTGGGCATAATATCCACATACCGGGGGAAATCGTCTTCTGGTGTGTTTCGGGTGTCTAAAAACACCACATCCGAAAACACATCAACCGCGTTTTGGTAGGTTTTACCCATCCCACCACCGCCTGACCGGGACGAAAAAGGTGGATTATTGACAACCTGTTCAGGTTTGTAATGATAATCTGGTCCACCGTCCCAAAGTGCAACATATTTGACCAGGGTGGTTTCCGGGCATACACCATAGTTTTGTGTAATGATTTCACTATTCGGTGTGGGGAATGTTTGGGACGAATCCAGAGTCACCAACAGCAAGCCACCTGGTGCACCACCGGCCCCGGCACCTGCTGCCACCAGGTCTTCACCTTCCACGGTGATCACACCGCCTGGTAACCCATCACCGCCTGACAAATCCGTCGTACTACCCAACGAAAAATCCATCCCTTTAGCAAATATCATCAGTCCAGCGCCACCGTTGCCACCATCACCACCGGGCACGATCACACTGGTTTCGTTGAATTGGAGTATCGGACCACCGGATGAACCGGAAGACCCCATCAGACTGTTGGGAACACCGTTTAAATTTCCATTGTCGTCTAAGACCAGGACAGGGGTTTCAAGGGTTTGTGTGTTTCCGCGAACGATGCGAGGCGTGAAACTGTCATGTTTTGGTCCATAGTGTTCGTCTGTGCTTTCGTAAAAATCCCGACCGTCTTGATAGGGGCGTCGGATCATCCCACCTTGCGCCAAGGTGTTACCAACCCCCGCTTGACCCAAATTTGACGAAACCGGGTTTTTTGAATGCGTTGGGTTATTGTCCGCAACACCACCAGGTAACCCCCTACCCTTCCCGTCAATGGTGCCAAACTGTTGGAAAAACCCGTTCACCCGGATTTGGGTGTTATTGTTTACAATCACCGTCCCGGACGCATCAATGGTTAAATCTTCGGAACAATAATAAACCGCGTTGGGGTTGCCCATGCTGGCGTGACCGGTCAAGTTTATTGTACCTGTCACAGTGGTCACACCGTTGGAACTTGACACCTGACCAGGAAAATTGGTGGCGTTGATTTCCGTCCCTTCGGACGTCAGAAATACATCATCCGGAGTTTCGGTGTTATCAGGGGCTTGTGGTGCTGGTTTACGCGAACTACCCACCAGCGAGACATGGACACGCCCTTTAAACCAATCATTTTTAATAGATCGGATTTCAAAATTCCGATCTATTGAAATGGTTGTTTCCGCTGCGGCATCTCTCACAGCGTCCAAATCCAACCGGACAATGTCACCCACTTCCAGGTCATTTTGGTCTGGTGTCAATTCCAATGAAATTTCATATGGTGTGGAACTGTGCATTGTTCGCATAACACTGAAATGATGGTCAATCAATGTGTCAGAATGACGCGAACCATGAAGCGTTTTCAGTTCAATAATTTTTGGGTCAGTTTCAGTGTTTGGTTCGATTGATCCTTCATCACGGAAAACACTGGTCCGTGAATATTTTTCCCGTTTTTCGTCCCAATGCCATTTCAGGATGAACGTGTTTCTTATGTCGTTCAGTTTTTGAACAAGTGGTCCATAGCTGACCACGTTGTCTTCATTCAGTAAACGATCATAGCCGCCGTTGGGTCCAATATATTTGATCCGTTTCAGTGATAGTTCACCCGTTGAACGGATGGGTGAATACACCCCCATCATGTAAAACAAATCCGATTCCAGGAACTTTTTACCGTCTATCTTTTCATAACCATTAACCCGTGCCGGGTAACCCGCATCGTCATCGTTTATGTCCCAAAGATCGGAACCAATGTTCACGAACGCGGACGTTTGAACGTAATCAGTTGACACGCCTAAATGCCAGTGGTCGGGTAGGTATTTCCCAGCGTGACCATAAAAAAGACCCGTCATAATCGCATATGCGAGTTTGACACCAGGCATTTCCAAATAGACATGTTCCGTTATTTTGGGAGCGTTCTGGTTGGTCGCGTCAGGGTCCACCGTGACAGCCAACGCCTTGGTTCCCAATGCACCCCGAATACAACCGGTGAATGTGTTGGTCTGGTCGTCTTTGCTGTACCACATTACAGTTTCATAGTCATCATCGTTTTCCAATTCAAAGAAACCCACTTCATCTACACCGGCCAGTTCCGGATACACCAGGTTGTTTTGCCCATCACGTTTTTGTTGTAGTGCCCTGAGATATGTTTTCCCCTGTGCACTGGGGACTTGATAGACAGATTTAAAACGTGTGGTATCAAAGGCGGGAATCACCGTTTGATCGGCTGTGATGCTACTGGTCAATACAGTTTCTTTGGGTATAAAAATTTTCTTGCGCAAAAACCGCTGTGCATCCGAGCAACGGAATTTATATACCCCGTCTTTGTAGCTGATTTCACCATCAATGACCTGTGTTTGGATTAGTTGGAAATTCTCCCACAGCAAACCCTTGTAACCCTGGTACACCCGGACCCTTTTTTGGTTCAAACCTTTTTGTTCAGACAGTTTGGTTTGCTGCAACGACGTCAACCCTATGTCCAGGCATTCAAACGAAATTGAACCAATGCTGGCAATAGCTTTTTCAGGGTTGATTGTTTGTGACGTACTGGAAACAATTTTCAAGGTGTTGTTAATTATGTTACCGGTCAAACCTGGAACCAGCGCACTGGTCAAATAGTGAATATCTGTGTTGGCACTATCGAACGACAAAGCAACAACAAAAACGGGTTCTTTCGTTGCTGCTTTGTTATATTCAGCAAATTCCTGTGTGTCGATTCTCATACTTCAATTACCTGTCCACTAAAACTAAACGCTGTCTGGTGTTCGCGTCGTTCATCCAAACGTCTGTGCATTGTCACCAATAACGCTTCATCCGGTGATGCGATTGACCCATAGGGGTCTAGCGTGAATGTCTCACCAGCGGCCACACTGGACGCAAATTCCCGCAACGAATTGATCAAGTTGGTGTTGTCCGTGCTCACGGTTGCAAATCTGTAAATTCGATCTGTCCGGTGAAACACGGTGTGGGGTGTACCTGACAAGGACCGTGTTGTCCTGGCTTCATCCTTGAAGTCACGGTCCCATTTCGTCAACGGAATTTCCAACGTGTATTCCGTCCCCGCTGAATGACCGGCCATCAAATCACCCCGGTCCTTTGCTGTGTATGTGATAACTGCCATTATGCTGCTAACTCCTGACCGTTTCGGGATTCACGCGACACCAACAAAAAATCCGTGTCATCAAGGTGGTCACGCAAAGTGACCGCCAGGTGTTCCGCATCCATACCGTTCACGGGACCGTTGAAAATGATTTGGGTCACAGGGCGTGTGTTTTCCAAAGGTTGCAAACCTTCGGGTTGTGCCGTGGGTGACGGTTCTGTTGTACCAGTTGAAACGGATGACGAACCACCGGCTGATCCACCCCCGCCGCCTGTCCCGGCAATACTCAATGCTGTGTTTGCCGCAACAATACCGGCTTGAATGTTGCCCAGCGTTGCTATTTTGGCAGCGGCTGCCGGACCTGCTACCGGTCCCAAATCAGAATATGCTCGCATGATAGCCACGGCTGTGTTCTGGTAAACACGGCCAATGTTCAACGCCCCTTCGAGTAACAAAATAACCCTGGATGCGTTTTCATGTCCGTCCGCCAAGCGTTTTAATAAACTAATACCACTGTCAACCGTGGCCCGTTGCATGGCTTGGATAGAAGAATTGGTTTTTATCTCTAACGCCTGACGTTTTGCGGTTTCCTTGTCCGCGCTGGCAGTCAATTTCGCCTGGTGTTGGTCATAATCTTCCTCCCACTGTTCAAGGTTTCTGAGCAACAGTTCCCTTTGTTGTTCACTACCCTCAACCGTGTTTTCCATGATGATTTCACGGCGTCGGGTGTAGCTTTCATTGATCCGTTCTTCTTCAGATGCCAATTGTGCTTCCAGACGTTCCAGCACCGTGGCGGATTGATCCGCTTCAATCTTGTCATAGGCCGCATTGATTGCTTCCAACTGACCTTCTGTTGCCTCGTTCAACCCGGCAACGTACAAATCCCGTTCACGGGCGGTTTTGTTCAACGTGGCGGCTTCCAGTTCCAGGGACGTGATCAAAGATCGAACACTTTTATTTTGGGATTGGTATGGATCGGACGACTTGTCCAACAGGGTGGACGTTTCAATGTACTGACCCAACAACGCAATAACTTCAGCAATGTTTTCCTTGGCGTCATCGGACCCATCTGTCAAACCGCGCAAGCTGTCTACCAACGCGGAAGCCGTGTCCACACTCGCCGCATCGTTGAAGTTATCCAGGGACCGGGAAACATTGATCAACTGTTCATCGGTAGCCCCGTATTCTTCCCGCAAGTCCTGCATGGCAGATTTCAGGAACAATGCACTGGTTTTAGACTGTTCAAATGTTTCACTGGCACGTTTATCAAATATTTTTGTCAGTTCATCGAATTCACCCAGGTTTTCACGCAACGCCCCTTTTGTGAGTGTTTGTTCCAACTCCAATTGGGCTTTTTTAATGTCGAACAATGCACGTGCTACACCAGGGGCGGTTTCAGCCAGACGTTGCAACCGTTGGTCATAGGCCAAAATACCGGATTCTGAAATGCTGAACGCGTCAGTTAATTGCAGGGCTTCGTCTTTCAATTCTTGTATTTGTTTCCCGGTTTGGAACGCTTTGGAACCCGCCCCAACAATGGCAGACCCCACCGCCAACAATGCACCGAAAACAATACCACCAGGACCAAATACAGACGCCACTTGTGAACCCTGCTGACCCAAAATAATAAACTTGTCTGTTCCGCTTTGAGCCTGGACAGCAATGTCCTGTAATTGGTAACCCAAGCCGCCTGCAATCATTCGCAGATTTCCAAAGGACTTTCCTGTTTTCTTGGCACCCGCACCCAAACCGCCCATTGGTGGAACTGCCCTTTTACTTTCCGCCCCAAGCCCCTGTGTTGCTTGTCCCGCTTCCCTGGTCGCTTGTGTCAATCCATCTGTGGCGCGTTCTGCCTGTTTTGTCGCCTTGGTGGAACCGGTGATTGTGCGTTCCATTTCCTTTGTTGTTTTACGGAAAGACTCTGTGGCGCGTTCTGCCTGGATACTATTGGTTTCAATCTTTTCCAGTTGTGCGTTACCTTCCACAAAACCTTGGGACGTAACGGACAAATCCAGATTTGCTTTATAGCTGTTCGTCATAGTGGTTTACTCAGTTTGACCAGTGTTGTGACTTCCCAGTCCCGCAAGCGCCTGTGTGTCATTTCTGACCAGGCTTTCAATTCTGAGAATGTCAGGGGGTCACCGTTGTCCAGTTCCTTAAACCATTCCCACAAATACAACAATTCCGGTGGACAAAGGGGTCCAGTGTCCACCGGTTCACCTAATGTTTTTGCAGCCTGTTTTAGATGTTTTTCTAAACTGACTTGTGAGCCTTTCGGCTTCTTGTTGATTTGCTTTTGGTGGTAGACGAATTCGCAGAACTGCCGGACTTTTTTGCTAAGAACAACTCCCGTTTCCCGGCGAATTTGTCAATCTGGTCCCCGATATGTGGGGCGTTGGTCAGAAAATCATTAACGTTTTCAGGGGTACATTCTTCATCGAATGACCAATCTTTGACCAACACGGTCAACAGATTGTTGGATGATTCCCTAATCATCCGTTTCCGTTCGTCTTCGTCTTCCGTTTGCGCGGCCATGATCACATTCCGGTTTGCTTCGGCCTGTGCTTCACGGAATGCGTCTGAATCCACAGACCGGATAACTAAATAATCATCCGTTTTTGTACCGTCCGGACGAACCAGGGGGAGTTTGACCCCCTCGTTTCCGGCATTGCGAGTATAAAAATCGGTCATTGATCCCATTACGCTGTCACCCTTGTGATCTTCAGGTTGGTTTGTTCCGTTTCGTCATAAAGTGCCTGAAACGGCATAGTCAGGATGATTGGACCCGGTCCAGAAACATCCGGCTGACCACCGTTGTACATGATTCGAGGCAGCAAGAACGTCAAACTGTTACCCGCTGCATCGGGTAATGAAAATTGCAAACTGGATTCTGTTTCATTGATAAATTTATCCAGCATGGCCGAATTGCGGAACAGTGCGGACAACTGACCGGTGACATTAGATTGCCCAATATCCGGTTGGATACCCTGTTTTGAACCAACGACGAATTGTGCTTCCAGGTTATTGGTCAGGTTCAAAGACACTTCTGTGACCACTGCGATACTTGAACCGCCTTCATTGATCGAACCGGTGAAACTATCCAATACTTTGGTGGTGGTGGGTTCGGTGTATGTCTCACCGGTTAAAATAGCGGTGTCGGTGGCCATGTTTTGACCCAAAATGCCAAACGTTCCGGTCACCCGTGCGTCAGGTTGAACAGACAGGGACATGGTGTTCAGTTCACACCCTGTAAATCGATGGAAGGGTTTATCGGCGGGGGCAATATTCCCAAAATAGCGTTCAATGGTGAATGAACGCCGTGTTGTTCCCGCCTTCAACACGTCACTGTTCCATGTGCCACACATGACCGCTTCTAAGAATTGGTCGTATGTGTTGGCGGATAATTCAAAACCAATGTCACCACCGATCTGATAAGCACCGTGGCGATAATCATTAATGTGTCGATCATCACGCAGTTCACCCGATTCAGACGAATTTTTAGACAGCGCCAATGTGCAACTGGTGTGTCTGAGTTTTTGCAAAACAGGGGCGGCGGGTGTCACCCCATAGTTGGATTCAGCAATGATTCTTAAACCGTGTTGACTTCCTGACATAATAGAACCCTCTTTTCAGGCATTAAAAAACCCGCTCTGTGGCGGGTTTTTGTGAATAAACTTTTCAATTAACGGGTGGTTATTGACCGCCAGTTAATGGTTAAAATGACTTGGTAGTGTGAATTGACCACTTGGGACGCCCTGGACACACCTGCCCCCCTGATCAACACACTTTGTGATTGATACGTGAATGTTGCCCCTGCTTTGAATACTGATCTGATTTCACCAGCTTTTTGGAGCGCCGGAACCGGACCCTGGTTCAATGGGTAATTCAAATTGATCTGAACAATACCTGTGTGTTCGTCTTCACCGTTTTCACCCAGGGTTAAAACTTGGGGTTCATTGGGGATGAAAAAGAATTCACACCAGGGCGTTCCCGGTGTTGGTTTGTAACTGCCTGTATTTTCAAATACCACAGGCAACGCCAAATCTGCATCATCAAACGCCTGTGCCAGTGCGGTGTGGATGTTCGCAATTGTCATTTCTGCTGGTTCCTTAAAATCTGTTCAATCCGTGCCACGTTTTTACGAACCATGCCTTGCGGTGACTGATCCGATCCGCCAAATTCCATTTTGGTCGCATAGGGCAAGTTATTGGTTAAATGGACCACTGTGTCCGGGTTTGATGATTGAACCACTTGTTGGGCTTCTGTGGTTGCTTCACCGCCAGATTTATCCAATCGGTTCACTTCCCCGGTTTTTGCTTCCCCTTCCGACGTTTGCCAGTTTCCACGCAATCGTCCCGTATCCACAGGGGTGTCCAGAATCACCGAATTGAACAAACTAATTGTGACCGCCTGCCTGTATTCATCCGCGTCATCGATCATCTGTTTCCGCGCCTTGCGGATGTCATCAGAAAAACCCATCAGACCAAACGCACCGTGTAATAGGCCACTTGACCACGTGTATAGTATTTCGGGTAATACTCTTTGACGGTCATCATTCGGTTCCCAATTGTCACCCTATCCCCCAAATCCGGTTCCGCTTCGCTGGTCAACAAATAGACCTGTTCCGTGGTGCCGGTGTTGTTAAACGCGCTGAGAAACGCCCATTTTTCACTGACAGGGGTTCCGTGGGTTGAATAGGTGGTTTCAGTAGCTGTTGAAACAACGCCCGTGATCGGGTCCACACCGCCCCCTACAGTGCGTTTAATTTCAACCGGGACACCGTATTGTTTGATTAACCGCAACGCGGTATCCAAAATCGTCATACTTTCACCAGAGACAGACCAGAACGTTTGAACAGGGGTGATAACATTCCAGCGGGTTTTGTGAACGCACTGGTGAAATTCTGCGCGGGTTTATCAACTGAATAGGTCACTTCAATATCACCCACTTTTTCCTTGGTGATCGATCCCTGACCAGTTAAATTTCTATTCGGTTGTAAATCATGGTCCAGGGCTTCCAGGGCCAGGGCCAGTTGCGCGTATTTCAACAACCTGGGGATTTGATTAAATGGGTGGAGTTCACCCGGTAAATCGACGTCATAGACGTCTGAACGCGGCCACTCCAACGGTTGCGAGGCACTGACCTTTTGACCTTTGTATTTTCCGCGTTGGTTTTCAAGGAAATCCATGGCTTTGATCATCACCGTTTCCAAATCCTGGTTGGACTTGTTGGTCAGGTCTACGCCACGCAATTCCGCGTAATTCCGCAAATCACCCACCGATTGATAGGAATTTGCTACCGGGTCAAGCCCGGTTCCGTCTTCAACGATCAAAGCCATGGTGGATTATTTCCCGTCTTGTTTGTTTTGCACCGCACGTAATTTTTTCTGGTGTTTCAGGATGTCACCGAATTCCACCTGTTCACCAATTACAAACCCGTTCTTGTTCTTCACGGGTTCACTTGCTTCCTGTACTTCAGGGGTTTCCTGCATTTCAGGGGTTTCCTGTACTTCAGGGGTTTCCTGTACTTCAGGGGTTTCCTGTACTTCAGGGGTTTCCTGTACTTCAGGGGTTTCCTGCTTTTTTCGTCTTGGCATTGTGTTCACCTTTGTGACAATGGAAAAGAAAAAGGGGTCACAACGGACCCCTGTTTTTTACCCGGATTAACCAGATGGTTTTAGTTAGTGATCAGAAAAGACAACGGGATGTTTTTACGCTCCACGCTGCGCGTCCAGTTTGCGGCCAAACGCAAGTTGGCCAGGTTTGGGGATTGACCGGTCACAGTGGTTTCCGTCCATTCATAACCAAATGGATGGATCAGCCAGGTTTTGCGCTCCCACAGTGTTTCAGTACCACCACCAAGACCTTCACTTGCTTGGCGTTCCACTTCCATTGGAACAGATGGTGTTCCCATGCCGTAACCAAACACACCCCGACCGTAAAGCACAGACGTGTATTTGAAACCACTGGTTCCACCTGAAACAACTGGCAAACCGTCGTCAACCAACACGGGTTTACCCATAAACGTGGGAATGTCCAGGGTGCCTGAACTGTCTTTGACGTAATCAATGTCATCATTCAGAATCATTTCTTTCATGGTCATGGAGTGGACACCCAACGCACCAATCTTGTCGAATGAATCACCCATGGTGAACACCGCTTCCACGAACGCTTCACGGGAATATTTATTCACCGCTGTTGCACTATCCCCGTCCTCAATGGAAATGTCGTGGATCATATCGGAACTGTGATTGGCGACATTGTCCGCCATCACACCCTGTGTGACCGCAATCAGACGACGTTGATATTGACGATCCCAATATGCATTGTACCGTGCCGCAATCCGCGCCATCGGGTCAGAACCGGTTAGTTCTGCAACCAGGTCCGCGTCTTTATACCCCTGGTTGAGATATGCAACGCGTCCCACTTGCTTGCCGCTTCCGATTTTTTGCGGTGTCGCTTTGTTTTCCGAGTCATCGGAATAGTTGGGTTCCTGGGTTGAGTCCAAATCCTTCCAGAACGGAATAGTGACCATGTCACCACCTGACTTGGCTTTTGCATCCAAGATGGGGTTTTGAACAAGAATACCTGATTGCATCAGGCGCGTTTTTTCAGGTCCGTTTTCAACCTGATAGGTTTCATATACTTCAGGGACAATAGCGTCCGATAGTCTTACAAGTGCCATGGTAATTTACCTCAAATGGTTGATTCTGCTGACTTCAAACGCTTGAATTCTTCCGGGTTCTCCCGGTGTAGCTCCACGCGTTCTTTTTCAGTCATTTCACTAAGTTTTTTATCACCGGCCCCGCCAGTGCCTTGGTTGTTGGTGGCCCCACCACCGTTTGCTTCAGAAGCAATCACCAAAGCCCCAAACTTTGGATTAGTTCTAAATTCTTCCTTCAATTGATCGACTGTTGAAATAGTCAAATTGCCCTTTTCGTCGGTGACCTTGATTTCACCGTCTTCAACACGTAGGCGTTGACCAATAAATGACGCCAACAATTCCTGGTTGTGACCACGTGATAATTCCGCCGCCATTAACGTGGCTTGGCGTTCAACTTCACGTTGTTCACCTTGTTTCAAAATGTCAGTTTTTTCCTGTTCCAAATTTTGGACCTTGCCTTCCAACGTCTGGATTTTTTGTTCATAGGATTCCGCAAGGGATTGGAAATCGCCTTCTTTCCGGGCCTTTTCTTCCTTCGCTTTCCGGGCTTCCTCTTCGGCTGTTCTGACCTTTTCAGATTCCGCTTTTTTCTCGTCCAATAGTTCCTGAACTTTGGCTTTCAAACCGCTGACGTCTTCACTTGGCGGCATTCCATCAATTTGTTTCAGGTAAAAGACCCCGTCTTTTTCCTCATACAATGCTTTGATTTCATCAGTTAAACCGTCCAGTGATTCCAGCTTAAATTTCAACATTTTCTCAACTCCCAGAGTTTTAGTTGACCGGCCCAACCGGTCAGGCATAAAAAAACCCGCCAGGTGGCGGGTTTTGGTTCATTCTATCCTGTCAGTTATCAAACGCCTTTTTGAACGCGTTGGGTTCTTTCTTGCGCATCTGGTCCAGGGTCAACGGTTTGAAATTCTTGTCCAGTTGCAATTGTTTGAACTGGGTGGGGGTCAGTCCCCCATCACGCAAAAGTTTTGCACGTTGAACCCCCAACACATCGTTTTGAAACTCCACCGGTTGTTTCTTCAACCAGGTGTAATAATCCTGGTTCGGTGCCGGTCCTTTCCCCTTGGGACCATTTGACGCCCGTGTTTGACCTTCTTTCAGAAAGTTATATTTTTTGTCCAGGCTTGCAATGGTGGTACTTCTGCAACGGATATGAATGGGGGGTTTTGGGCCTTTCCCCAATGCAAACACCCGTCCGTCCAGGCTTTGACATTGTATTGTGGTGCGACTATCCAGAGTGGACACCCATTCATACCCTTTGACCACATTGCTGTTGCGTGACCAGGTTTCAAACCGGGAAACGCTGGCCACGTGTTGAACAGACGTCCTGACAATGGCTTCCGCGTTGCGATTGACGATTGCCAACGCCCCATCACGAAAATTGTTGGCTTTGGTGCCGCGCAATGCCTGGATAATTTGAAAATTGGTCTGACCTTCAAAAAAACCCTGCCGAATTACACCCACCAATCGGTTCCTGTCCGTCTTTGCCCAATCCTTGATAAAAGGTGACAACAATTTACCGCCATCTGGTCCCCGGACAGACAACGGTTGTGAAAACACCGCCGCCTTGACCTGGGCTTGCGCCGGGATCACTGATTCAAAACCTTGTTCATCTATCGCATTTTGCAGGGACCGGGCTTCAAATTCGGATTCATATTCCGCAATTTCGACCAAATCCAGTTCCAGTTGCCCTTGGAATTCGTTGAAGATTTTGTCCAGGTTTTTATTCACAGACGACAGCAAACGTGTCAGACGGGTCCGTGTGTAACTTGTCAAGTCGTCCCGCGTTAAACGTTCCCGCAAGTCCTTGTCAATACGTTTCAGGAACTTCCCAAAACGGTCCACCTGGTTGGCTTTCAGACCTTCCAAATAGACCTGGTTGCGGACGGTGGAATCAAGCAGCGTTGCGTTCATCGCCACCGTCTTCATCTTGGTTGTCGTCGTCCAGGTCCAGACCCAAACCGCTGGACATGACTTCCACTTCACCGTCCAATTCTTCGTCCGTTTTGTCTGGATCAACCAGTCCGTGTTTACGCATTTGCATCCAGAAATCGGAACTTGGGAGCCTTCCGGCTTGCCATGCACCCACCAAGGCAGTCAACATTTGTGCGTCCAGGGTGTGTTCAATGAAGTCCTGGGACAACGTGTATTCAATTTCGCCGGTCACGTTTTCAAACATGGCCACCCATTCCAACGCCTGGGTGTAGGCTTCCGACACGTTAGACGCGACCAGGGATAACACGGAATGTTCGTTTTCACTGTCTCCCTGGGCTTCTGTCGCTGTTTTAACCGCTTGCCCTTTCTGGACCAGACGCGCCCCCAGGGTTTTCATCTGTTCTTCTTTCTTTTCCATGGCGGTTTCCGCCAGGCTGTTGGGGTCAACCTGTGCAAAACCAAACGTCCCGCCTTCCGGCAAGGGTAAAATGGTTGACGAACCAATGACGATTTCTTGGGACTCCAACCAGTCACGCCATTCCGTATCCAACCCGGTCATGTATGGCTGCGGTTGACCTGTGAAATATGCGCTGTCTTCAAACCAGGCTGAATTGCGATAGTGGGCAATGTTCAAATTAGCCAAGTCAAGCAAAGGGGGTTTGTCGATTGAGGTGTCATTGTTTTCCGCACCCACAAACGTGAAGGGTATGACATCCCACGGTTTACCCCTTCCCGTTGTGGGCATGTGCGGACCTTCCACCTTGTCCCAGATGTCTGAATTTTCACCCTTTCGCCAAATTTCAAAATAATAAACACCGTTTGTTAAACGTAACACGCGGAACTGGGGTTCATGCTCCACCCCGAACCCGTCCTGTGTAACGGTTTGATGCTGTTCAGCTATTACCACCAGTGTCAATTTCGACACACCACCAATGTTTTCCACGCGCCAATTGATCACCTGTTCCGCTTCACAGCAAATTACCCTCGCCCGGATGTTTTCTGATTTCTTGCGTTCAACAGTCAATTCCCCGGTGATCTGTGGATGATCCACAAACAAACCTTTGCGACCTTTCATCAACACATGTGCCAGGGTTTTTTGAGACTGTTGATAAATACTGACGCCATAACCATCAATATCCGACCCCACAAAGTCCATCGCGCCCGGAACCACCAGTGTGGGAACCTTTCGGAAAACCGTACCTATCAACGCCGCCAGGGTTCGACCTGTGGCGTTGTAGAACACCGCCCGTTTCAGAAATTCCTCATAACGAGATTTGTTCTTTTGGGACTCGTCTGTGGGGTTTGGTCGCGGTAAATATCGATCCTTTTTATCTTTGACCTTTCGTTCACCCTCGCACACATCAGAAACCAAGGACCAGTCCTTGGTTGCATATTTGTGGTCGTTGCGCTGATAGGTCACGTCATAGGTTTTATTCGTCATAGTTCTTTCACCATAAATTCACAGGACCGGTCTGCCTGGGGAATGTATTGTGTGGAAAATCGGAACGTGACCCTGTATTTGTCATATAGATTGCCACCTGAAAACTGGGCTTTAACAACATCTGTCCCATTAGATTGGGTGGTTTCCAATCTCAAACCGTCAAAGGTTTCACCAACATTCACCACCTGGTCATTAATCAGAATTGAAAACGACGTGATTGTTTCATCGTCCGCCATGTTTTGCGGTGAAAATTCAACCCATTTGAAATCGTTCGGGTCTTTCGGGTTGATTGTTGGAATGTTGTTCCCGTCGTGAGTAACCACCATAAACGCCCCTTAACTTGCGTCCCATTGGACGACGTCAACGCTGACGTCAAACCTGATAATTGTCTTAGCGTTTAGGAATTCAGTAATGGGTATTACTTGTCCAACGCTGTCGGTTTCTTCCGGTGACCCCACGCCGATTTCGATAGGGTTCACCACCTGAACGGGGTCCACGTTATCGGATTCTTCGGGAGTGCCTACATCGACCGCACCGGGGGCGTCCACTGTCACCGGATCAACACTATCCGTTTCACCGGGCGAACCGACACCAATCACGACTCCCGCATCAATAGACGGGGTCACAGAATCAACCGAATCGGACTCTGACGGGGTGCCTACCGCGACATTTGAGTTTGTCCCGTTGTCGATACCTACAGCATCAACAGAATCCGTTTCACCCGGACTACCGACATTAATCTGCTCTGCTGGGGCTTCAAACGTTTCTGTCACATAGTCAGACCAGACCCCATCATACAAAGCATATTGCACCGTACCGCTTGCGCTAAGGGTGTACGTCCCGTCTGTGACATCAATATCGATGCCGGGATCAATATCTTTGATGTGCCCGTAGTTACCCACTTGCACGCTGTCGTCCGCATAGATACCCGCCGGATCGATGCTCGCAATCTGACCGTATTGCTCACCATCCTTCGGTCCAATGGGTATATCAAACTCGACGGTTTCTGCGCCACTGGTGACAGTGAACGTGATCGCCGTGTTATAGGTCAGTGTCTTGTCACCGAATAACGGCGGCTCCGGCGCATAGAAACCGATTAACCCGCCATTGTTTGATTCGATGGGCACGGTCCCGGCCGAACATGAAAGGGTTTCTGACCCGTCACCGTTACCCACTCTAATGACAACAAGATCACCGGCTTTGATATTAGCATCAGGGCCAGCAATCAATACAAAATCACTGCTGATCGGTTCAACGTTATCCGTTTCATCCGGCCCCCCAACATTAATCGAATCCGTGGGGGTAACCGATTCAACGCTGTCCGATTCGGTAGGTGTACCGACATTAAAATTAACGTCAACAACCGCCCCATCAACGATAGTCACCGTTGCATTCCGGGTGACCGTCAACCCATCATCACGGGTTGCAGTAATCGAAACAGGATAGGTGCCAGCAGCCAAAGCCATTACGCTTGTCTCCACTCGTATTCGATTTGTGCGATGACCACCGTTGCATCCAGTGGGTAATCCATATTCGTCACTTGATCCGATACCAGCAACAATCTCGTATCATCGTACACTGCCACCCAAGCGTCCGCCGAACCGGCAGTGACCGGGACTTGCACCGTTGAGTTGAATTCAAATTGTGGGATAACGACTTTCCGTGACTTCGTATTGATCCCGTTAGCGAGCGTGATCTGTCCATCAGACAACGTTTCTTCCAACGAGATACGATTACCACCGGAGCCAGCTAGGTTTACACAGTCAGCGCGTGACACCGGTTTGGTTTGACAGATCGCATATTTCAGATCACGGCCTACCAGCACACCCATACCGTTGTCGATAACATACGCTGTGATTTCTGTTGTCATAAGTCACCTATGGGAGTGGTTGAGTTTCGCCTATTGGCACAAGACCGGATATTTCTTCAAATTCAATATACGGGTCGAGATAAAGCATTCGGTTATTGTTATTGGCCGACGCAGCGCCATTCATTGACTCCGTGAAGTCAATTGCCCCCTGAGTAGCATTAACAAGCAACTTGGCTTTAAGTGCCTGCACTTGTGCTCTACTGGTCAATCTTCTGTAGCCTTGCAGCATACACGCGAGCACACCAGCCGTATAAGGTGACCCAAAACTTGTACCGGATCGATTACCTGCGGGGGGTGTGGATTCTGAATATTGAGAAGGGGCATAAATATCTACCTGTTGGCCATAACTAGTGCCGTATCGACGATCATAGAACATCGTATCGTTCATAGCCGTACCGCCTACAGCCACACAATCATCAACTCCAGTTGCAGGCCAAAACTCCTCGAAATCCGTGTTGTTTCGGAAATTACCTGCGGCAAAACAGCAAATGATCCCTGCATCTATTAATGTATCAATCGCATCTAGCTCTGCTGTTGTCGCTCCTATGCCCCCATAGGAGCCATTAAACACAGCAGGTCTATCTAGCCCTGATCTACCTTGGTAATGGTTCAAAATATCGTTGATTTCCGTCACTCTTGTAGCTGCATTGGTTGACCATAAAACATCCCAGATAGTTGCCTCTTTAGCGACTCCATAGCGCGCCCCTGCCGCACAGCCTGCAACATAATGCCCGTGACCGGTTGAGTAATTATCTGCAACACTACCATCTAAATTGAACGCTCGACCGGAAAAGTCATCCTCAGTTCCCCGTATTCCAGTGTCATAGATGTAAATATCCACACCCTGCCCAGTGCGGGCGTATTGGTAATCTGTGGAAATAATCTTTTCGGGGCGTTTTATGGACCAAGGGGCTTTTCGTCTACAAATTCGAGGAAGCGCCCAAGCATCACCTGTAATCTTATATGTGGTGGCGTCGAGGGAAATGTTTTGCACTGATACAGCACATAATTCGGCATCCTCATTGTCATCCTCAACAGATCGAACACTTGGGTGGCCTGCGAGGCTAAACGTTTGTGAGTCAACATCTTCCACGATATAGATATTCCTTAACGCGGTCATCTGCTGAAATGCATAACCAGCACCATTTAAATCGTTCGCAAACGAATCAACATTCGAAGTCTTGTGCAACGTAACAATAATCACGGCTGGATTTGCTCCACAATTTCCATCGTTAACCATGTTTCCGGAATCTTGACACTCGTACCCTGTGGGATGTCCGAGTAAAGCTCAAAATATTCAGTTCCAGTCACATCAATAACATCCGTCAGTATCGGAATACCGCCGTTAAAATTCGCAAACGGGCCTAACTGGTGCCCTTCATCACTAGGTTGGGCTTCACCATTTTTCAGTATATCCAACGTGATTGTCTGCGAAGTCATGGTATGGAACTTCCCATAAAAGCGAACTTTTGTAGCGTCAGCAGGTACATAAATGCGGGTAGGGTTTGCCCCGCTCCACATGCTATCCGTATCTCTTTTGGATGTGTACCAAGACACAACACCTGGACCAAGTAACAACGCCCCCGCACCTTCATCGCCAGTAACCGTTACCCCACGAAAGGCTTCCTGCCTGCCTTGTACAACAGTCTGCCCGGTCATTAAAACCGCGAGCTGGTCAATTGTGATCGGGCCGGCAGAGGTGTAGATCACGTCGGAGCCGTTTGCAGTTCCTAACCCGACTCGTGCTTGCAATTCCGTTAAAGTTTCAATTGTCATGTTCTTATACCCTCGTCGCCATATAGCAGCTCTGAAGCATTCAATTTCAAAGCAACTGGTGTTTTTAATTCATCTGATTCTTCAAAACCTAGTTGATAACCATAGGGCGTATCGACGTACCAATTTCCGGCTATGTTCAAAGCTGTGTAGGTTTGCCCGTCGATTGTGAGTGATACGGTCGCATCGGCATCGCTCACGGTGCCGCTAAAATCCAGAACGTCATTGGCAGTCACTAAGTCATCAAAACCAATCCAGAAAATATCGGTTGCACCGCCTGAATCGACAGGCGAAAAATAGACGGGCGTTGCATGAGTCATGAAAGGTTGTGACCAGTCTGACCACTCTGAGCGAATCGAGCCTGTACCGTTTTTACCCTGCACCCGGAACCTAAAAAATGTATGCGCCGCCAATGCCTCGGTTAATGTCGTTGCTTCGATGTCTTCAACCAGCGTCACTTGGTTGGTGAACAGATTCTCAATCTCTACATCAAACAGCGCCCCTTCAATTACCGGCGCATCACTGTCTACTTGAGCCGTGGCAGACTCCACCGTGTCGGTTTCATTGGCTGAACCCACGCTAACCGTGTTATCGGGATCAATAGACGGGGTGACCGATTCAACAGCATCGGTTTCACCAGGTCCGCCAACACCAATTTCCTGGTTTGTACCGTTGTTCGCAGAGACAGAATCAACCGAATCGGTTTCGACTGGTGTACCGACATTCACCGTATTATCGGAATCAATATTCGGGGCGACTGGATCAACACTATCCGTTTCACCGGGAGTGCCAACCCCTAATTCAATGTGTGCAGCCAGCACAGTTGTGAACGAAATATCGTCAGGGTAACCGGATTGTGCACCGGAATCAGACACACCCTCGACACTGACAAAATACTGCTTATCATCGATCAGATTAATCAGCGTTTCCGCCAGATCGGTTTCACCATTGATATACGTGTAGGCCGGATCATCCACGGATCGGTAGCGAATATTAAAGCTGGTGGCAATTTCAACCGGGGCGACCTCAACATTGCGAATCTCGGTTGTTGTGTTGCCCCCGGAATCCGTGACAGAGTATTCGACCTCGTAAAAGCCTGCCGTATTAACGTCTACCGGATCATTAACAGAAATACTACCTGTCAGATCACCGTCAACGTCATCGGACGCCGTTGCACCGGGATCAGTCCAAGTCCCGCCCACGGGGATGCGAATTGTTGAGGCACCCAGCAGCGTGATAACCGGTGGGTTATCCTGTACCGTGACAGAATCAACGCTGTCGTTCTCGCTGGGCGTCCCCACGCTGATTTCCAAATTGCCGGGGGGTGTTGAGAATGTAACAAGGGTTGACCACGGCGAGGGGTGACCCACACCGTTGATCATGTCTATACCCTGCACCTGTGCTTCGTAATCCAGATCCTGTGCAAACGTGGAAATCGTATCAGACAACGCCGTAATGCCTGTCTCATACGTCCAGTCAGTTTCGCCGGTTTCACGGTAGCGGATCTGGTACTCTACAGTCATGCCTTAGCTCGCATCCCAACTGAAATCAGCAGAATTTGAGGTGATGTTTGTCACCTGTAGGTTTTGAGGCTGCGCCACAATGGGATCAGGCACTTGACCGAATGGCGCTACATCCCCATCTGTCGCTAAAGAGATAATGGAATAGCGCATTAAATCACTAGCATTTCTTTCCCCTAAACCCAAATAGCCTGGGTTTGTCGGGGTACTAACGGTCGCTTCGTACTGCCAGCTTCCAGGTTCTGCTGCGGCGGGGTCATTGCCGACCGTGAACTGCCACATTTTCCCATAAATCTTATCCCCTTGAGCGCGGAAACGCATTGCGGTTGCGTTCGTCAGCGCCCATCCTGTCGGGGGCGAATTCACTTCTACGGACTGAGTAGCGCCAAGGATTTGAAACGTTGGGGTAGATGCACTGCCGGACACGCGCAGACCTCTCGTATCACCCGTCCGGCGAGCGTGTGCTTCCAGATTGACCGCACTAACTCCAACTTCGCTAGACGTGAAATCCTGTATTAACAGTATTTCCTGATTCAGCGTTTTGGCAAAGTCTTTGTAGTCAGCAACGTCATTAAGCCCTGTCCCGCCTGTCGCTTGCCAGATGTGTCGCCCATCGCCTAAATCAACACACTCTAGGTCATAAGAGGGCCCAAAAGCGCCCCACATCGGGAACCCCACTGTAGATAAGAGAGTCCCGACGGGGTAATCGTTTGCATCAATAAATCGCTGCATGACAACGCCCCTTAGTTGGCGACAAAGGCCCCGGTGCTGGGCAAAATCGCAGTCAGGTTGTTGCCGTTCGTGGTCGTCGCAAAATCAACGTGCGCAATCGGGATCAGGTCAGAGTCCGTACCACCTGTCGTGTCGTTGTCGTAGGTGTACAGCATTTTAACTATGGTGTTATCCAGCGTGCCGCCTGCACTTGTGTAACTGGGGTCCGGCATGTCCGAATATTTGCGGTTGTTTGTGTCGTCAACCGTCGATCCGGTGATGTCGGAATCGGTATAAACGATGCGGGTATAGTTGGTGAAATCCGCTTCAGTGTTACCCCCAGCGGCCAGCAATGCCCCAACATCGTCGTAATCTTCCAACACCGCGTCAGCTTCAGCAGCTTTCAGCAAGATAATGACAATGCCGGAATTCGCCGGATCGTTATTCGCCACACGGTCGAAGTATTCATTGCCTGCACCCTTAGCGACATTGAAAACCCCATCCCCGGCAAAGGCAGGGACTGAAAACGCAATGGCAACCGCCAGCGCGACCAAAGTGGTGGTGATTCGATTAAAAATTGACTTCATTTTTGTGTCCCCTCTCAAGGTACGGTTAAAGAAATATCATCGGAAAAATTCCCTTGCTGCCGGTCTGAATCGACGGTCGCAATACGGAATGTGTAGGCCCCTGCTGGCATCCCATAGAGTTGGAATTCGGTGCCCGGTGACACGGCTAATTGCACTGTGACCCCGCTGCCCCGCTCATACTGCAAAACGTAATAAAAGATTTCGTTTCGTGGTAGTGGTGAACTGTCTTCTCGCTGCGTTGGTGTGTCCCATGACAGATTGATCGTGTACAGTTCAATACATTTTGTCCCGCGCCGACCGTTGCCACAGTCCTGTGTGTAATCCTGCATCCTGTGCGTTTTACCAACAGGCGATGCCGCCCACACCGGTAAAGCCAGCAAAGCGCACGTGATGAAAACGGCAATTAGAAGGCTGAATAGAAACGCTTTCACGTTCGCGCCCTCGCATAGCGGGTTTCGTGTTGCCGGGGTGATTCTTTGAACATGGCCCGGACGCGTTCCATATCGGGCAGATAGCCGTGACGCATCACTTTCACGGGTTTATAAGTTTTCAGGAATTTTTCGAGTTTTGATTCCATCGCTTCCATCCACCTATGCGAACACCCCAAAACATCAGGTTCCGTTTCCAGATTGGCACCTGGCAATCTTTCATGGCATCTAAAAAAATCCGGTCACACTGTTCACGACTCAACATAAACAGTGACCCCATTTCACCCTGGCGGTCATATAAAAAGTCATGAAGGGCTGCGGCTTTTCGGTGCCGTTCGTTCTGTGAAATCAACCACCGCAAACCCCTGGGGATAGATGCAAAATCCGTTTCAAACCCAATTGGCACCCGGATTAGGTAGTCAAAGAAATGGTTAATTGCTGCCAGGTAATGCAATTCCGCCAACAAGCGAAATTTGCCACCTTCAATCACCCTGGTGTCCAGGTGTGTCAAAAACATTGTCAGTGGTCCAGGTAGATTTGCGCGGTTGAAATAACCGTTTCCAGGATCACCCGCAACGCCAACCGGGTGTCATCCGTCAACACGGGTTCACGTTGATCAAATTTCCGGATTTCTTGTTCAACCAACATCATGATGTCCTGGATCAACAAACGATCCGTGGGGTTCAGTTCATCCCATTCAATAGACCGGTCAATAACCGCCATCAGCGTGTCCACGGTGGCCCTGGGTTCACCGTCCAGGTACAAAAGCGCCTTGGTGACCCGCACCTGGACCGCTTCCGCCCTGTCGCGTTCGTCTTCAATCGTGTCACCCGCTGCAATGTAGTGACCCACGGCTTGGCGGGTGGCGATATTTGCAAACACAGGGTTTTCGTTGACGTAATCACCCAGGGTTTCAAAGGTGGAACACCCTGACACGGCAAAAGTCAGGCATAAAAAAACCGCGATAAACGCGGCCTTAATCGTGGTCATGGTTTTCATTGGTCTGTTTCCTCAGTTGGATTTTGACGTTTCAAATTTCGCTCCAATATTTCCAATCGTCGGTTCTTGAACCAGATGTCAAACAGCAATGAAACGACACCCAGCGCAAAAGCCCCGATAGCCAAATAGTTATTCAATGTTAGACTGCCAACAAGTGATGTCCCGGCACTGGTTTTTACAATTGCTGGGACGACATGGTCCACTTTTTCAGCCATTTCCATGGACATTTCAGGCAGTTTTAACATCAAATCACCGAATCTAAATTAATACGTTTTGCAGCCTTGGCACCGGCAAGAACCCTATACCTGACCATGTCGTAAACGTGGTCTTCCGCCTTGGTGTCCACGTCTTCCGTTTTCTTTTCGTCCCTGGGTAACGTTGGCAACGTTGAAATAGATGCCCTGCAATGCTCCATGAAATATATCGCCGGGTCTTCCGGGTGGTCCTTGTGGGCCTCTTTCATTCGAGTCCGCAACAATTCCAAACCAATGACACGGGAACCTGGTGATTTGTCTGAGCTGGTCCAGGAAACGCCATTGGTACGCATTTTCTTTTCAATTGTTGGGACCGCATTATCCACAACGTTGCGGATTTGATTGTCTGCCGGACCTGGGTTCACCTTGCCGTTGATCCATCCAGATTCACGCAATTGTTCATCCTTCGATTTGATACCCTTGGCGATTTCTTCAGACGACAATTTCAAACCTTCATTTGTGCCGATCCCCTTGGTTCCGTACCATTCGGCAATCTGGATCAGTGACCCTTTCGGGGGACAAATGACCCCGTCTTCGGTTTCCACTTCGGTCCCGTCTGTCTGTGCCCACCACCCGACACTGAACGGGTGACTGGACCCCCAGTCAAATGAACGGTCAACAGTCCATGAAGTGGGAATCTGGAACCGTGGGAGTAGTAGACGCGGTGACCAGACGTCGTCTAATGCACCACCCGCCACAATGTTCCAGTCCCCGTCTTTCATCGCCTTGACCAGGGCGGGATTCCCCAGTCCTTCCAGGCGGTCAATGTAACCTGGGTCGTTTTTTGTCAAACTGGGGTTGTCATCCAGTTTGGCCGGAATGTACTGACGCAACATCCCACCTTCGGGTTTGTCTGTCCGTTTGATCTGCATGGGTGACGCGTAATCCACAAACGTGCGTTTGACCCACTGGTGACCAACGCCGCCAGGGTTGGAACCGCATAAAATCAACGGCAGTTTACCCCGGTATTTTTCCGGGATGTTCAAATCACCCAGGCGCACCCGATTCCGCAAGAAACGGTAAATTTTCTCGGAAAAATGCGTCAATTCATCGATCAACAGAACGTGAATTTCCGGTCCCTGGTACTTCTGGACGTCTTTTTCATACTGACAATGTGAAAGCCAGATTTTGGACCCGTTCCAGAATTCCAGGTAATTTTTTGACCCGTTGAAGCGCACCAATTTGGCTTCAAACCAGGGAGCCAATAACGCGTAAAACCCGCCAGCGCCTTCCATGTGGTTTTTATACAGATCATCTGACAAACGCCGGAACAAATAGACCTGAAGCCCTTTCACTTCTGAACAAAGAAGTATGGCGACAGCGCGCATTAGGTGGCTTTTTCCGCCGCCTGCTGCACCACCATATAAAATTTCAGTGGCCTGGGACTGAAACGCACGGGACTGTTGCGGGTGTAGCGTTAAATCAATTTCAACCATCTGTCAGATTGACATTGATTGTTGGGACCAGGTCTTTCAAATTACCTTCGTGTTCGACCTTGTCCTTGAATGCCTGGACGTCCACGTGTTTCCCGATCAGTTCCAGGTTTTTGGTTTTGTCCGGCCATTTGATCTTTTTCAGAATCCCCACCATTTGGCGTTGATCCCCCGACCCTTCCCAAATTTCCGACAAATCCAGACCTGAAATCATTTGCCGCCAGATCGGTGGCCAATCCGGAATAGACTTGATCGACCCGTCCGGGTTCAGGATGTCAATGGCGTCCATTTGATCAACTTCCACCAGGCGTTTCAGGACATAGTCCGCGTCCACCTTGGTACGTTCAACCCGTTCAGTTTTCAGCGTGTGGATCAGTTCAGCCACCAGCGGATCATTGGCCAGGTCCGGACCCTTCCGGCTTGCCGTTTTCGCACTGTAACCCGCTCTAATTGCCGCCTTTGTCGCGTTTAGGTCTTTCAGGTACTCAACCGCGAACACTTCATGTTGAGCGTTCAATTTCTTCAGTGGTCGGGACATCGTTATCCACCCATCCACATGACACGGGGAATTTTCGTTGGGTCACAATCCGCGTGGATCGAATCTTTGTATATTCCGATACGGTTGAACCCGGCACCGACCAGACCAAACAAAATTTGGAACCGCATGTGTGATGATTCCGCCCGGATGTCCACAGCATGACCGGTCAGGTGTGCGGACTGTTCAGATGCCCCAGGTGTTTCACGGTTGTGTTTTTCACAACGCATTGCAGACGTCAAACGAAACGGGACGTTGGCGCGTCTTCGAGCCTCGTCCAATTTTTCAAGCGTTTCCAGGTCCATGTTGTGAAATCCCAGTCCGCAGTCATGCTGGCAATTGCAAGCAAACTCACCTGGGCGAAAATATCTCATGGGTCAAACTCCGGGCATAAAAAAACCCGCGTGAACCGACCGGGAATACCCAATCCAAAGTCCAACACGGGTGCATAAAAAAACCCCGTCAAGCAAGCCTGACAGGGTTTTGAAGGTTTCCAAACCGCACGAACCGCACGGTATATGAAAATACTACCCTAAATGTGCACATTTGCGCAAATAGTTTTTTATGCGACCCCTTCCAGGTTGTCAAAAACGTTGTGTAAATACCCGTCCACCCAGGCTTCCGCCCGGTGTAGGGTTTCCACTGCTGCCCGTCTGTTGGCGTGTAGTGAACGCGCCAGGGACAGTTGGTTTTGCTGTTTGACGTAGCGACAGACCAAGACGGTTTCATAGTCCTGGTTGACCAGGGACGACATTTTCACAGCCCGGTCAACTTCCAGGGCCACGTCCAGGTCAATTTCCGGAGTTTTAATCGACCCACCCATGAACTTCACGAAATTGGCGGCACTGGGCCAACCTATCCGAGTTTCATCGGGAACCCTGGCCCAACGTCCCCACTGATCCAACAACCAGTCCGTTCCCAATGCTCGCCACGTTTGCAATTGCATAATTTCAACACCCCTTTGGTCACTTTTTGTACAATTATTTCACATTCCTGATATTTATACTAAATCGTTTTACTATTACTGTGATTAATACTTAACGCCATCACCGCATAGTGAATTACCTTGAACAAATCCTTTTCGTTGAACCCATTTTTTCGTCCATACCGATCCGCGTATTTCAAAACGTTCCCGATACAAAAACCCAATCCGCGTTCCGGGTCCGCCAAAATCAACTGGCCTGTTTCAATGTTTGCCGACTCATGGACGTAATGTTCCCGATAGGTCGAATCGATGTATTTCATCACCTGGTTCATGATTTCCCGTTCCCGATATTTGTAATCCGGAAACGGAAATGGTTTTTCCGCTGCCTGGTCAATCGTTGCAGAAATTTCTTCGATTGCCTGACCAAAAAAATTTGGGTCACGGTCATTATAAAATTTTGAATCTGGTTTTTCGTTTTGTCCCATTCTGTTTTGCTCCAAACGCTTATGTAAATTTTCCGGGTGCCGAAGCGCTTAAAAATCCCCCCTAAAGGGGGGGATTATTTAAGCCGCGTTCTGCGTGTACCTTCGCTGAAACCGCTTATGGGCGCTTATTTTATTTTTAAGCGCCTTAACCTGTTGATTTATATATGTTTTCCTCGCATTTCTCATAAAAGCGCTTATTTCCGTTTTCAGCGCTTTTCCCAAAGCGCTTATAAGCGCTTAAAAATAAAATAAGCGCCTATAAAAATTCATCTAAGACACTGATTTCATTGTCTTTTACTTCAATCAGTTGTTTTTTGGTTAATTCGGCCAAAATATTCCGGACTTGTCGCGAATCACGACAAACTCCATGGTCAACGGCCATTTTTCGTAACTCTGAACGCTCCACAAATCCGTCAAATTCACACTGTTTTTTGATGTAATTGAACAACGCAGACTGGTGGCCTTTTAACCGTTCTTGTGGATTTTGACCCGTGGGTTTTTCCACCTGGTTGAACACCAGACTGGTGATTTCTTCGTCAAAATCACCCACGATCAATTCTTGACCCTGGAACCAGGTTTCAGGTGGTTGGGGTGCGTCTTTCATTTTTGTGTTGACCATCACACAGGTCATTTCGTCCTGGTCTTCCGGACGGTCCACGCGGTATTCAAAATCAACCGCCCCTTTCAACGCACTGGACCCCCTGGCGTTGTTTTTGTCGGCCTTTCCGGTGTGGTGGACAATCATGACGACACAGCCATATTTGACCCGTAGATAAGCGTCTACGTGGTTCACAAACGTGTTCATGTCGGACGTGCTGTTTTCATCCCCGCCGCCAAAATTACGTGCCAGCGTATCAATGACCACCATGACCGGTTGGGTGTTTTCACGCTCCACAATCGCGTCAATTTTTTCAGTCACTTTTTCCGCTTCATCCGCGTCATAGAACTGTGCGGCCTGCAAACTGAAGAACAACGGGATAGCCCCCAGGTCCACGTCTTCATGATGTGATTGCCATGCCGCCAAACGACGGGCAAAACCGTTGTGACCCTCACCGGCCAGGTAAATCACCGGGCCTTGTTTCACGTCTTTCCCGTGCCATTCCTTCCCCGCTGCTACATGACAGGCCATGTCAATCGACAGGAAGGATTTATAATTAGCAGGATCACCAAACAGCAAACCAGTGCTGTCCTGCTCCACAAAGCCCTGAATCAACCAGGGAACGGGTTTTAGTTTGGATAGGATGTCCGAGGCATGGACCAGACCGAATTCACCCACACCGCGTTTTTCGGCTTTGGCTTCTTTCCGGGCCTGTTTGAACAACTGGATGATGGTGGCGGCTGTCACCGGGTTTTTGCGGATGTCGGCTTTGAACGTTTCCCACTTCCATTCACACCCCTTTGGGTCAAACTTGTCTGACTTGCGGGACCAGTTTTCCCACATTTCAAACCCGTCCACGCTGCCGTTGAATTGGTGGAATAGCGCCATGCCGACTTTGACCCACTGGTGGTAATCGTCCGCATCAATGTATTTCAGCGCCAATTCAAGACGCGTTGGTGCAACGTCCAGTGGGGATTTCAGATTGTCCAGGACAGACAAATCCGATTCGTCGTTAATGGGTGCAACACCGCTTGAACCGTTGGTTTTTTCTTCCCAGTGATCCGGGACAATCGATTCAAAATAGTCAACGATCCGGACCGCGTCGTCATGAGTCAGGACGGGTAATTCTTTGCGATCAATCGTCACCAGGTTGTCATGTGATACCCATTCATAGGGTCTGCCGGTTTCGGGGTGATTTGCGAATGCAACGAATTGTTGACCGTCACCCAGGATTTCAACGCGGTGTTCATTACCTAACACGTCTTCAAAGGTTTTTGACATCACCTTGGTGAAGGGTTCGTCCGTGCGATACACCAGTAAAGTTTTAGGTGCCATGCCAACACGCTGAACGGTGTGTCCGAATTGGTCTTCACAAAACGCCACCAGCTTTTCAACAACACCCTGGTCATGGACGTCCAGGTCCACCGCTGGGGTGTTCTTTGTCAGGACACCCACACCACCGTTTCGGAATTGCTTTTTCACCCAGGTGTTTAAATCGTCCTGGGTGGCGTTGATCTGTTCCCACCCTTTCACACCCTTGGGAAATTTATACCCTTTGGCGATTGGAACAATGTTGTAACCTTTCTCAAGTAAACCTGGTCCGTATTGTTTCAGGAATGACATTTGGACCACTCCCATCAAACTTCACCCAGGTGTTTTCTTAGTTCCTTTCTGATCGATTCCGCCGCTGCCGACGTCACGGAAATGGATTCCGTTAGTTCACGGTATGCGTTTTCCAATTCTCCCGGGTGTGCCTGTTTTTTGATATTCAACATCGCCACCTGTGCTTCTGCGTTTTCCTTGATCATGAGTTGCACCACGGTGGCCATATCCACGCGCCTGTCATCTGTTTCACACCGGGGAGAAATCGCCAGATAGGACAACAAATAGGCGTCCTGTAGGTATCGGACCCGCAGTTCCAGCGGCATGGCCGCAACAATGACACTTTCCAAATCAAACAGCGCGGTTTTGTTAACCGGTGCATCTTCATAGAAACCCAACCAACGCATGATTTTTTGAGCATCTACACGGGCATTTTTGAAAATGTCGTCCCCCCGGGAAAATGTAATCCCCTGGTCTGCCAACATGTCTTCCAGGCCGTTCCCGCGCATTGTGTCAACGATGGACGCGGCCACGTGCTGTTTGTTTGTTTGAGCCACCCAGTCACAGACAGCGCCTTTCAATTGGTCAATTCGTGATCTAATTTTCATGATTTGGAAACCTTCAATTGTTTAATATTTGACCTATGCCGCGTCACTGACCGTTTCGGGTTCGGTCCCGAAAATGTCAGGGCGCAATTGATACCGGGTGACCCGGCCACCGGTTAACTGTTCAATAGTCCGGCAATGTTTCGCCGGTAATGGACGACGACCGGTCAACCATTGACTGACGTTTGACTGGTGCTTCAATCCCAGTTTTTCCGCCAGGTTTTCTTGTGTATCAAGCAACGCCACAGCGCGTTCCAAATGTTTAATGGGGTCCAACATGGGTTCATTCCTGTGTTGCAATCAATATTAATATTAGCATTGACGCTATTATACGCAAAGTTTGAACATTCGCAATTAACCGTCATTGCTGATTGGTGAATATTAACGTCGTCAATACACTACAAGGGACTTTGACATGACTGTGGCATTCAATATGCAGCGACGACCATTAACCGCTGAAGAAAAAACCTGGTGTGATAATCTAAAGCGGGTATATAACGAAAAGAAAAAAGAACTGGGTTTGACTCAAGAGAAACTGGCGGAATTGTGCGGGTGGAAATCCCAAGGATCGGTGGCTCAATATTTCACCGGCAGGATACCGTTGAACACTGATGCCAAGATCAAATTAGCCTGGGCCTTGAAAGTCCCGGTGTCTGAAATTGACCCAACCATGAAAGCAGTGAAGACAACAGGCGCGTATAGCGCCAAAGACTTCATGATGCAACATGCCGACGCGTTTGAAAAAATGTCTGAAAAAGACCTTTTGAAACTCGCCGGTATGATTGAACAATACGTTGATAAAAAAGGGGAATCATGATCCGTTGTTTTTCACTGTCTGTGTTGTACCTGGTGCTTTTCACTGGCTGCGTTAGTTACACGTCTGTTATTGCCGATTTCAACCAGGGTTTGGGTGTTGTATCCACGGAAACCGTTGGTTTTGACGGTTCAACACGTATCAGTGTGACCCCGGCTTGGGTTGCACCCGTTGACCTGTCCCAAGTGTGCACGTTTTACCTGGGCGCATCATGGCAGTCTACCCAACCGGAACACGTATCCCTAGAATATAAATATTTATCCGGTGGGGATTATTGTATGTATTACACGGGTTTCCGATCCGTGGGCATCAGCGTGAACGGTGAAATACAAACCTGGTCATTGGGTGACACATTGTTCACCCGTGAAGTTGTCGGAACTGTAGAATCCGTGGATGTGGCAGCAAGTCGCCAGGTGCATACTATCCCCCTTGCGTATTTGCGAGACATGTTAACAGCGGATTCCTGTTTCATTCGTCTTTTCACCAGCGAAGGCTATATCGATATGGACTTCACTGTGACCCACATTCAGAACATTGACACGGTCTTTGCAAAGAATGCCCTGTCTGATTTTGTTCACCAAATCGACGCTGTGAACTGACCTGATCCACCATCCCGGACAATTTTTCCCATTCCTTCATTCCCATGTTCTTTTGCCCTCGTTCGAGGGTTTCAGCTATTCGTTCTATGATTTTTTGTTTTTCTGTCACGACTCACCTGTTTATTTTTACCCTTCCAGTTTAGCGTCTGTAGCGACAATTTTTGTCGCACCGCACCTGGAAAAAGAGGGTTGAAAATTTGAACATGCCTTCACAGTTAAGGAAAGGCATACCCCACACACGTTTGTGAATTAATGTAACCGATTATCCCAATAGATGAACTGACCGTCCCACCTATAAAAAATTAACAATTTTGATTTTTTAGCGTCTATGACGTTGACATATATTTAACGTCATTGCTATTATTCGCACTGACGCTATACACCGCTGTAAAAAATTGAACATTTGAAAATTGAAAGGTGACCACATGTCAAACGTCGTTCAGATTCCTACCGGCCACAATCGTGTCCACGCTTCACGTTTCCCTACGGATTCAAAAAACCGTCTTCGCCGTGCTCGCTATGAAACCAAAAAGCAAGCCTTGACGGTCAGTCCACGCACTGTTTTCCGCCTGGAAGTTATCCGGTTTTTCTAATTTCCCGGCACCCTTGACCAAAGACCAAAAGGAGCAAACCCATGCTTGAACAAGCTATCAAAGACCTTGCCGACGCTGTCCGTGAGAACACGGCCGCGTTGAATCAGATGATCAATGTTGACGTCCAGATGGATGAAAACGGCGACCCACAACAGCGGGTCAGTAAGGCGGAAAAACCCGCCAAATCAGAACCCACGGACATTTCCACAGCGAAGAAATCCAAGGTGAAGAAATCCAAGCCTGAAGCAGTGGAAGAAACCAGCGGTTCAGGTGATGAACCCGTGACGTTGAATTCGTTGAAAAAACTGATCGGCACCCCTTCGGGTGACTTCATGAACCAACTGATTGAACTGTTGCAACGCTTTGGTGTTCGCAAAGTCCCGGAACTGGCTGAAAACCAGTACCAGGACTTTTATGACGCCGTTGTTGCACTGAAATCCGAAAACAACGAGGCCGCTTAACATGTCTACGGTACACGCAAAATTATCCGCCAGCGGGTCCGCCCGTTGGATGAACTGTCCGGGTTCTGTGAAAGCTGAAGAAGGTTTCCCGGACACCACAAGCAAATACGCTGAACGCGGCACGGTGTTGCATGACATTGCTGAACACTGCCTGGGGACCGGTTCTGACGGTTCTGAATTCATCGACAAAAACCATGTGGTGTTTGATGAAAACGGTGAACCCTATGCCGAAGCATTGGTGAACGCTGACGACATTGAAACGTTGCATGTCTATATCGATTACGTTCGGAACCTGGGTGGTGAAACACTGATTGAAACCCGTGTGGATTTTTCACGATGGGTGCCAGAAGGGTTCGGAACCGCTGACGCTATCGTGTTCAAAGGTCAGACCATGTATGTGATCGACCTAAAGACGGGCCAGGGAAACCGCGTCCACGCTGAAGAAAACAGCCAGTGTATGTTGTATGGGTTGGGTGCCTGGTCAATGTTCGACATGATCCACGATTTTGACCAAGTGGTCCACGTGATTGTTCAGCCCTGGTTGGACCACATTGACGAATGGGAACAGCCCGTGGGTGACCTGTTGCATTGGGGAGACACACACGTGGCCCCTGCTGCAAACCTGGCTCTGTCCGACGATCCCCCACGGAATCCAAGTCAAAGCGCTTGCCTGTGGTGCAAAGCAAAGGGTCACTGTCGCGCCTACGCGGAACACGCGTTGGAAGTGGTTGCAGACGATTTCAAAGACATCCTGGAACCGTTCGACCCCAAAGACCCCAACGTCCTGGGTAGTGACGAAATCGCCGCTGTGCTGCCACAACTGGGCCTGGTTGAAGATTTCGTCAAGACCATGAAGGAAACCGCCACCAACATCATTGAAACCGGTGGGGAAATCCCTGGTTACAAGCTGGTTGAGGGTCGGTCCATCCGCAAATGGGAAGACGAAGAAAAGGCAGAAACCGCAATCCGGAAACGCTTGAAAGTGGCGGACGCCTACAAAAAGACCCTGATCACACCCGCCCAGGCTGAAAAGAAACTGGGCAAGGGTCACCCGTTAATCCAAGACCTGACGATCAAACCGAAAGGTAAACCCACGTTGGCCCCTGTGACCGACAAACGCCCCGCTTTGGAATTTAACACCGTGGAAGATGATTTCGACGGCTTTGAATCCGACGCGGCCTAACCCACTAACCCCTTTTTATTGAACATTTGAATATCGGAGAAACAACCATGGCAGAACTGAGAACCAACATCACTGTGAAAGGTCGATTCATTGGCGGTGCACTGTTTGAACCCAACGAAGACGGGAAACACTCCGCCTGCATCGTGCTGGACGACGGTGAAGACTCAAAAATTGAAGACGTGCGGGATAACGCAATCAAGAACAAATGGGGAAACAAAGTCCCCCCTGGTTTGACTGATTGGACCGTCCGCGAAGGTGACGATGAAGAATATGAAGCCAGTTTCGGCAACATGTTTATCAACCCCAAATCCAGCGGCAAGAAAGCCCCCAAAACCGTTGTGAAGGTGGACGGGGTGATTGAAGCCGTAGACGACACCGTGATTTATCCCGGTTGTTATGTGGCCGTGTCAGTGAATGCCTACTGCATGGACGCGAACAAAGAAAAGAAAATGAAAGCGTGTGTGTGCCTGGGCCTGGGCAACGTCATGTTTTTGAAAGACGGTGAACGCCTGGGTGGTGGCTCCAACCCTGAAGACGATTTCGAGGATTTCGAATCCGTTGTGGACAACGATGAAGGCGATATTTGGGGTGAGGTAGCCTAAATATTTTCCTTTCCGGTGGGGGAAGTCAGAGCGCCCCCACCGGCTTTTTCAATTCTCTTTTTGAGGCTTTTTAAACGCAACGAACAGCAAAAGACAACCAAGACACTTTGATTTTTCTCGCAATGGTGACGTTCGCAATTGCCGCTTTAATTGGGTGGGTATTAAACATCGTCAATCTGTGCGGGTCATCGTTCGACCCTGTAACCGGGATGGATGTTGCCAGGGTCGTGGGGATTTTTATTCCACCGCTTGGGGCGGTCCTGGGTTATTTCTGAATGTAGTGTAAACCGGCCTGCCTGTGGTGTCCCACAGGTCCAGGGCACGGGGTCAGGGAAAATGTCCAAGTACCTGATAGGCCGGTTTTCAGTGCATTCAACAAAGTGAACATTGAACAGAAGGAAATTTGAACATGCCAAAACCACACAACGTTGCATTTTTTATTCGCCGGGTCAGTGAACAGGAACGGTTATCCCGTCATGACACCCAGGCGATCCGGGAAAGACTGGACGCGGATGTCCAAGCGTATTTGGACAACGGTGGGACCGTTCAACAGGTTCCAGGTTTTGAAACAACACAAGATAAACGGTGGTAACAATGGATTTGCAAAAGGTGACCAAAAAAGAAGTCCAGGAATCATTCAAGTGGCGGGATCGTCACGGTGAATACCATGACATTCAAAGCATGGAAACCCGTCATTTGTTTTACACATTGCGGATGATCTGGAATCACACCATGCCGCTGAAGTTTGTCCCGTTCCGCCAGTATAGCTTTGCCCCATTCTACACAGTCGAATATATGACTGACGCCGTTCGGAACATTGTTCCGGAATTGTGGAACAGGAAGGACATGACCAATGTTCAGAGAACGACCATTGCGGAAATGATCAATTATTTGGCACACGGTCATATCACGCACCCAACCAGGGAGCGGTTGCATTAATGGGTACTGAATTTCCGTTTGGTCAATGTCCGGTATGTGGTGGACCCAAACCCCGCAAACACCAAGAAACTTGTTCGTTGGAATGTCGTTCTGAAAGGTGCAAACAGAAGTATGACGCGGAAAAGGAAAAAGAGGTCCAGAAAGACCAGGACGTCATTTTCAGGAACCGTTTTCTATTAAACCCATCTTTGTTCAATCGGGGATACCTGTGACTTATTCATTTTTACCTGTCGCGTATGACGTTGAAACATATCCCAACATCTTCACCGTGACCGTCACAAATGTTCAAACCGGCGAAACGCGCCAGTTTGCCATTGGCTTGGGTCGGAATGATCGGGCGGAACTGGTCAAGATGATCAGCAAATTGAAAACGCTGAATGTGCGCATGGTGGGTTATAACAACCTGGGGTTTGACTACCCGGTGTTACACCACATTCTGACGCGCACCAAGCCCCACTGGTCCATAAGCAAAACCGTCCGGTCAATCTATGAAAAGGCCATGGCAATCATTGAAGACGGGAAGCGCAACCAGTCGTTTCAGCACATTATTTGGGAAAACCGCCAGGTGGTTCCCCAGTTGGATTTGTTCAAGATTCACCACTTTGACAACAAGGCCAAAGCCACCAGTTTGAAAGCCCTGGAAGTGGCCATGAAATCCAAAAACATTTGTGACCTTCCCTTCCCTGTCGGAACAGAACTGACGGAAGAACAAGTCCCTGTGTTGCTGGATTACAACAAACACGACGTTGTGGAAACGGTCAAATTCTTCCATGAATCCAAGGATGAAATTCTGTTCCGGGAACAGTTATCCCAGGAATGGGGAAAGTCTGTCATGAACGACAACGACACCAAGATCGGCCAGACCTATTTCATCATGCGCCTGGAAGACGCCGGGGTCAGTTGTTATGACTACTGTGACGGAATCCGGGAACCCCGGCAGACTAAACGCGGTGCGTTACCGGTGGCTGAATTGCTGTTCGATTATATTGAATTTGACCGCCCTGAATTCCGTGCGGTTCATACGTGGTTGAAGAACTACACGATCAAGGGCACCAAGGAAGTGTTGTCCAAACTCCCCGTGGAATCCATGGGCGAATTGGAACAATACGCGGACATGAAACTGACCACGGGCAAGGTGAAGGAATTGAACACCGTGGTGGACGGGTTCAAATTTGTATTTGGGACCGGTGGATTACATGGCTGCGTTGACTCCCAAATTGTTGAAAGTAATGACACACACGTCATTCTGGACTTGGATGTGGTGTCCTATTATCCCTCGATAGCGATTGAAAACAACCTGTTTCCGCGACACCTGACACGTAAATACTGCGACATTTACGCAGACATCAAGGCTGAACGAAAGAAACACGCCAAAGGAACCGCCCAAAACGCCATGTTGAAACTGGCACTGAACGGGATTTATGGCAAATCGAATGACAAGTTTTCCCCTTTTTACGATCCCAAATACACCATGTCCGTGACGATCAATGGCCAGTTGCTGTTGTGCATGTTGTCGGAAATGGTGTTGGAAATACCGGGGGTTTCGATGATCCAGGCAAACACGGACGGGATCACCATTCTGGTTCCACGTGAGCGCATGAACCAGGTGTTGGGAACATCACGGGTGTGGGAGTTATACACCGGTCTTGAACTGGAATCTGTTGAATATTCGCGCATGTTCATCCGTGACGTGAACAACTACATTGCCGAAAAAATGGACGGTGGCTTGAAACGCAAAGGCGCGTATGAATACGAAACCGACTGGCACCAAAACAACAGTTCCCTGGTCGTCAAAAAGGCCGCTGAAGCGTACCTGGTGAACGGTGCTGATATTCGCGAATTCATCCTGAGCCATGATGATGATTTTGACTTTTTGCGCCGGGTAAAAGTCCCCAGGTCTTCCCGCCTGGAATTCCACACGGCCGACGGTGTGGAACAAGTCCAGAACATCACCCGCTATTACATGTCAACCAACGGGGGAACGCTGATCAAAGTCATGCCGCCGTTGAAAGGCAAGGCAGACGAACGACATTTTAACGTTGAAAAAGGCTACCTGGTCACCCTGGCCAACAATTTTGAAGGTTTGGACCGGGACACCCTGGACGTGAATTTCTACGTTGAAGAAACCTATAAATTAATTGAACCCTTGCTGGACAAGGAAACAACCAAAAAGGTGGCTTGATTCGGGTGTTTATGGCCGGGGAATCAAATCACTTCTAAAACACTGCAAACCAAAGAAGGGTAAATCAATGAAAGAAGCAATCAACAAATGTGTGCAAGTTTGCCATGGTTCCGCTGTCGCTGGCGGCTGGTGGCATGACGTGAAAACAGGTGAACCCTTGGAACGCAACGATGGGGAGTTAATCGCTTTGATGCACAGTGAACTATCTGAAGCCCTGGAAGGGGTCCGGAAAAATAAACAGGATGACCACCTACCCCATCGCAAAAGCGTTGAAGTGGAATTGGCAGACACCTTGATCCGTATTTTTGATTATGCCGGTGGTCGCGGTTTGGACCTGGGTGGTGCACTGGAAGAAAAGTTGAAATACAACCAGGAACGCGCCGACCACAAACCGGAAAACCGCGCCAAAGAAGGCGGTAAAGCGTTTTAATGTCGTTTTATCTATTTAAAACAGGAGAAAGGAATGAACGCTTTTAACGATGCAATCAACATTTTAAAAGAGCGCGGACACACGATAGAGCCTTCAGATATTCCGGGTTTGACACTGGTGGATGGCCGAGAACTGACTATTGGTCAGGTTATCGACATGGCGTTTTCTTGATGTCGTTTTTACTAATTGAAAAAGGATAACGAAATGGAAGAAGAAATTACATGTGTCGAGTGTGGCTGGGTGGGTTTTGTTGCAGACCTACTTTGCCACCCTGACGATGACGCTGAAGATAAACCAGTTAAGGATTGTCGGTTTAATGTCTGCCCTGATTGCGGTTCCGTTGACTCAACAGAAGACTTGGGTTGAGTGTCGTAAAAACAAGTTAAGAATGCGCGAATCAAAAATTGAAAAAGAGTTCCGCAAACAGGCAACCGCTGCCGGTTGGTGGTGTCTGAAACTGGCGATTATTGCACACGCTGGGTTCCCTGATCGGTTGTTATTAAAACACCCTGGACGGGTCAAATTTGCAGAGTTGAAAGCCACGGGAAAAGATGCCCGACCTTTGCAGGGTTACATTCACAGGAAACTAAGAAAACTAGGGTTTGAAGTTTATGTCATTAACCGCGTTGAAGACATCACCAGGGTTATCGAAAGCTAACCTGGAAGACTACCAACACCGGGGTGTTGAATTCCTTCACAACACGGATTTCGCCGCCTTGTGGGTTGATTGCGGCTTGGGTAAAACGGCTATCACACTGACCGGTATTGCAGAACTGTGGTCCGCTCGCATGGTGTCAAAAATCCTGGTGGTGTCTACAAAAAAAGTGGTTGAGGAAACCTGGCCGACTGAGATAAAAGACTGGTCAAACCTTTTTCCCATTCAGCCCCGGTTTTCATTGATCACAGGCACCCCAAAACAGCGCACAAAAGCCGCTGATTCAGACGCGGATATATACGCCACCAACGTTGAAAACTTCACCTGGTTGGTCAAGAACTACGGAAAAACATGGCCCTGGGACTGGATTGTCATGGATGAATCCAGTCTGTTCAAAGATCATTCCACCGGGCGGTTCAAAGCGTTCAAAAAAATACGTCATAAGGTGGACCGGATCACCCAGTTGACCGGCACACCAGCAAGTAAGGGTTTGTTGCACCTGTGGGCGCAAGTTTACCTGCTGGACCAGGGTGAACGCCTGGGACGCACTGTCACCGCATACCGTCGAAAATATTTTGACGCATTCAACCGGGGACAGTACACCGAATATGTGTTGAAAGAAGGGGCGGAACAGGAAATCCATGACAAGGTTCGTGACTTGGTTTTCAGGCTCGACGGTGATGATTATTTGAAAATGGAACCCGTCCGGAAGGTTTATCACCGGATGGAAATGACTTCCGAATCCAGCGAGACATACAAACAACTGGCCCGTGACCTGATCTTGGAAATGGAACAAGACCAGGTGGTGGTTGCTGCCAACAACGCCGTGTTGTCAAACAAGCTATGGCAATGCGCCAACGGTGCGGTGTACCTGAGCGAAACCGAAAACCGCGAATGGAAACATATTCATGACCTGAAGTTGGACAAGCTGGAACAGATCGTTGAAGAAACCGCCGCCCCGGTGCTGGTGGCGTATAACTTCCAACATGACCTGGAACGTTTAAGAGGGCGATTCCCCAACGCGGTGAACGTAAAAGAACCAGGGGCCATTGAACGTTGGAACAAAGGGGAAATTGATATTCTGCTGGCACACCCCAAAAGTGCCGGTCACGGTCTAAATCTGCAACACGGTGGGAACGTGCTGGTGTGGTTTTCACTCCACTGGTCCCTGGAACTGTATATCCAGTTTATTGCCCGGTTGCGTCGCAAGGGTCAGAAAAAACCCGTGATCTGTCACCACCTGGTTGTTGAAGGCACAGTGGATGAACAAATATTGTTGACCCTGGACGGTCACAATGTCACACAAACGGAATTGTTGAACGCAATGAAAGAACAGGTGGCAGCATGAACCTTTTAACACCTGAAGACCTGGTCAAGTTGACCGGTGCAAAACAAGCTGGCAAACAGGCGGATGTTCTGAACCAACATGGGATTTTTTATATTCGACGTCAGGACGGTTCACTGGTCACGACGTGGCACCACGTGAACCACCCACAGCGACACAACGCACAGAACGACGGTGAACCAGATTTTGGCGAAATAGCATAGGTGCGATATGGCAGATTTTACCATGGCTGAATTGGACGAATTCAGGAAATTGGTTGAACTGGGTGAAAGTTATGACCAGTTAGACCGGATAAAATCACGGCTCGAAATGCCAGGGTTCATTGAACGGGTTGGACGTGAAAAATGTGACGCTATGTTTGAGATTTTGAAAGAGGAAGACCCCCAGTAAATGGCACGAAAACGTAATCAAAAGGATTCCTGGATACCGCCCTATGTGAACCGGGGGAAATCCGCCTGGGAGTACCGCCCCAAAGGTGGAAAAACCGTCCGCCTGTGTGGTCTGGATGCGTCCCAGGCTTTGGTGTTACGTCGTTATGCTGAAGAATTTGAACGGGTGAACACACGATCCGGGACATTGAAAGCCCTGGTTGAACAGTTCATGGCGTCCAGGCAGTTCAAGAAACTGGCACCGGAAACGCAAAAGGATTACCGAAAATACTGGTCAAAAATTGAAGCCGTGTTTGGTCACGTAGACGCCAGAAAGATCACCACCCCGCACATTCGCAAATACATGGACCTGAAAGGTAAATCCAGCGAAACCCAAGCCAACCGCCACCTGGCGTTTTTATCCAAAGTGTTCACCTGGGGAAAACAGTGGTCAAATATTGAAGAAAACCCCTGTCACGGAATCACACGGTTTGAAGAAATAGCCCGTGATCGATACATCACAGATGAAGAATATGACCTGGTGTATCAATACGCGGGTGATACTGTCCGCGCCGCCATGGAAATTTCATATCTGTGCGGTGCTCGCCAGGGTGACGTGTTGAAACTCACCAAAGCCGACCTGTGGCAAGACGGAATTTATATCAAACAGGGGAAAACGGGAGTGAAACAGGTGAAGGAATGGACCCCGCGCCTACGTAAAGCCACCAGCATGGTGAAGCCCCACAAACGCAAGGACGGGTCCGTCATTGAGTCCATTTATGTGATCCCCACCCGCGACGGTTCCGCGTACACATCCAGTGGGTTCCGTGCAACCTGGCGCAAGGTCTTAATTAAAGCCCGTGAACAATCCGGGTTACCGCTGGATTTTACCTTCCATGACATTAAAGCCAAAGGTGTGTCCGATTTTGAAGGAAACAAAAAGGAATTTTCCGGACACAAAACAGAACGCCAGGTGGATGTTTATGACCGCAAAATCAAAGTGGTCCCGACCATCAAAAAAGACTAAAAAAAATACTTGCGGGTGCGACATGAGTGCGATATAGTACCCATGTGTTCAGCGAGAACACATTTTTCAATCAAGAAGCCCACCATTCCGGAAGGGCGAAGATAAGGAAAATAAACCATGTCAGACAAAATCAAAGTACGCATCACAGCAAAAGAAGATAACACCCGCCGTTTTGCCGTTGTATTCATGAATGTCAAAGTAGCCGTGGCATTTGACCGTGATTCAGGCGCAAAAATCGCCTACGGTGCACGAATGATAGAAGGTGAAATCGACTCCGGTGGTTCCCGCAAAAATTGGTACTGTATTGTAAAAGAAGGATCGGTCTTTGAAATCGAAGTGGACCGTGAAGCGTTCGAGAAAAACAAAAACCGTATCAAGAAATGGGACATGGAAGTCATTGAAAAATTCACAATGACTGAAGAACGTTCCCGTTTGCTAAAAGACGCGTCCGATAACATTGAATGACCAACCCCACGAATTCATAGAGCGCCCACACCGGGCGCTTGTCAAAAAGGTAACAAACTATGCAAAACATCATTATGAACATCAAAGACGGGACCGTTAATTCACACCTGAAAAAGAAAGGCGTTGAACTGGCGCACCACATTGCAGACGAAAATGAACAAAAAACAGGTAATAAAACGATAGTGACGCGGGTGTTGGATTACGCAGACAAGTATGACGGACACCGTCGAGAACATTATTCGTTTGACATTATCGAAATTGTCAAAGATTAA